AGGGCGACTTTGTCTTGGTGCGAACGTACTCCGGTACCCGCTTCAAGATTTTTGGCAAGGAGTTCCGTCTGATCAATGACGATCAGGTGGATGCAGTCGTGCAAGACCCGCGTGGCATCACACGCGTTTAAAAGGAGCAATCATGGCAACTGGAGGCTTTAAGTTCCCCGACGAAATCGACGGGGCAGAAGATAAGAACCAAGACCAAGAAATTGAGATCAAGGTTCAAGACGACGAGGTCGAGATTGACATCGTCGACGACACCCCTGAAAAGGACCGTGGCCGCAAACCTTTGGATCGGGAAGTCAACGACCCGACCGACGAAGAGTTGGACACGTACACCGAGGGCGTCAAAAAACGTCTGAAAGAACTCACTCACGCTCGGCATGACGAGCGCCGTGCCAAGGAAGCGCTGGCCCGCGAGAAAGCGGAGCTTGAACGCATCGCCATGGCCATGGCCGATGAAAACAAAAGACTTAAACAGTACGTGCAAACGGGTACTGAACAGTACAAGACCATGGCGAATCAAGCCGCCGAGGCCAAACTGGAGAAGGCCCGTCGTGATCTGAAGGCCGCGCAAGAGGCTTTTGACACGGATGCCATCATTGCTGCCCAAGAAGCATTGGCTGAAGCCACGTGGGAAGTCAAAAACGCGAAAAATTTTGCACCACCCCCTTTACAACAGCGTGAAGAAGAGGTACAAACTCAACAACCGCAACCCCAACAAGTGCGGCCGGACGAAAAAACACTGCGCTGGCAGGCTAAAAACCAGTGGTTCGGAGCATCGGGGTTCGAGGAAATCACCAGTTTTGCACTAGGACTGCACCAAAAGCTAGTTGCCTCGGGGGTTGACCCCCGCTCTGACGATTATTTCGAGCAGATTGACGCTCGCGTGAAGTCCAAGTTCCCCGAAGTGTTCGGTGGAGCAGAAGATGACAAGCCACGGTCTCAAGGGGCTCCGGCTAAAAAACCCGCATCCGTCGTAGCACCCGCTACTCGGTCGACAGGCAAGAGAAAGATTGAACTCACGCAGACGCAAATCGCGTTAGCAAAGAAATTCAATCTTGATCCGCAAGTCTATGCTCGTGAAGTTTTAAAACTGGAGGCCCAAAATGGTTGAAACCCAAGATCGTACCCCCCGTGATTTGAAATCACGCGAAAAATCCGCTCGTGCAGTTTATGTGCCGCCGAGCAATCTGCCTGATCCGACGCCTGAACCGGGATGGGTCTACCACTGGGTAGCCACTCACATTCTGGGACAAGCAAATCCGACCAACGTGTCTCAAAAGATGCGCGAAGGTTGGGTGCCGGTGAAAGCAGAAGACCATCCAGAACTGATGCTGTTGGGTAACGAAAAGACTGGCAACGTGGAAATCGGCGGACTCATGCTTTGCAAGATGCCTGTTGAGAAATACCGCGCTCGTCAAGAGTACTACAACAACCAAGCTCAGGGACAGATGGAATCAGTGGACAACCACTTTTTGCGAAACAATGACCCGCGCATGCCGCTGTTTGCGGACAAGAAATCGTCTACGACGCGCGGCGGGGGCTTTGGTTCAGGTTCAAAGTAACTTTTTGGAGTAACACATGGCATATCCCACAGTCAGTGCTCCCTACGGCTTTCAGCCCATCAATCGAATTGGTGGAAATCCGTACGCGGGGTCTACACGTCTCGTGCCGATCGTCTCGTCTGGAGGTCTGACCTCTGCGGCGATGTACGACGGTGATTTGGTTGAACTCACTTCTGCTGGCACCTGCCAAGTGGTTGCAAGTGGTTCGGCTGCCCCCCAAGCTTTGGGCGTTTGCGTCGGTGTGCAATACACCAACTCTTCCGGCCAAACTGTTCAGGCGCAATACGCTCCTGCCAACTCGTCCAACGCTGTCGCCTACGTGGTTGATGACCCCACCGCCCTGTTCAAGGTCGCGGCTGTGTCTGGCACCACCGTGATCGCCAGCATGGGTCGTACCGCCGTCGGTCAAAACACCTCCGTGGTGTTGAACGCTGGTGTGGCTGCTTCTGGTGACTCGCAACAAGCGATTTCTACCACCACGAACACCACCAACACGTTGCCGATTCGTATTGTGGACGTTGTTCCTGAGACTGCTACCGGCGCTGATGCGTACGTGGAGTTTGTCGTCAAGATCAACACCCACACCTACAACAACACAACTGGCGTCTAAGGAGTAAACCATGGCAATTAGTCGCGCACAACTGCTCAAGGAATTGCTCCCCGGCTTGAACGCTTTGTTCGGCATGGAGTACGCCCGTTACGGCGAAGAGCACAAGGAAATCTACGAGACCGAAGCCTCGGAACGTAGCTTTGAAGAAGAAACCAAACTGGCTGGCTTCAGCGCTGCCCCTGTCAAGAACGAAGGCTCCGCCATCGCTTACGACAACGGACAAGAAGCTTTCACCGCCCGTTACACCCACGAAACCATCGCCTTGGGTTTCTCGATCACTGAAGAAGCAATCGAAGATAACCTGTACGACAGCCTGTCTGCTCGTTACACCAAGGCTCTGGCTCGTGCCATGTCGTACACCAAGCAAGTCAAGGCAGCCTCCGTGCTGAACAACGGCTTCAACGGTTCCTACGCTGGTGGTGACGGCGTGTCCCTGTTTGGTAACAACTCTGGTGGCACCCGCGTGGGTCACCCGCTGGTCTCTGGCGGCGTGAACTACAACAGCCCCACCACTGGCGTGGACCTCAACGAAACCGCCTTGGAAAACGCTGTGATTCAGATCGCTGCGTGGACCGATGAACGCGGCCTGTTGATCGCTGCCAAGCCTCGCAAGCTGGTCATTCCGCCCAGCCTGATGTTCGTTGCCAAGCGCTTGCTCGACACCGAGTTGCGCGTCGCTACGGCCGACAACGACATCAACGCCCTGAAGCAGATGGGTGCCATCCCTGAAGGCTTCACCGTCAACCACTTCTTGACCGACACCAACGCGTGGTTCCTGACCACCGATGTGCCCAACGGTCTGAAGCACTTCGAGCGTATGCCTTTGGCTAACTCGATGGACGGTGACTTCGACACTGGCAACGTCCGCTACAAGGCCCGCGAGCGTTATTCGTTTGGCTGGTCTGATCCTCTGGGCATCTGGGGTTCTTCCGGTTCGTCCTGATAAGATTGGGGGGCTTGTGCCCCCCTTTCTTTTGGAGTAAAGTAGCTTCAATCCCGGGGTTCCCGGTGTTCTGACAGTCCCGGCTGACGACATGCAGACAGAACACCCAAACGTTTCTCGCATGTGAGGAAAAAATGGCAAATACCACAGTTACGGGACCAGTTCGGTCGCAGAACGGCTTCCAATCTATTACTGTCAACAGCACCACGGGTGCCGTGACTGTCAACTCCACTTTTGATACTGGCGTCGTTCTGGGCACCCAGAGTTTGTCTGGCGCTGGCGCAGTCGACATCACCAACGCATATACCAACCTGACCACCACCGGTGCGTCGCAAGCCCTGACGCTGGCTGACGGCACTCTGGGCGAGATCAAAGTGATTGCCCACGCCGTAGACGGCGGTTCGGCTGTGTTGACCCCCACCACCAAGATTGGTTTCTCGACCATCACTTTCACTGCTGTGGGCGACACCGCCACCTTGGTTTATACCTCGGCTGGTTGGGCCATCATCGGTTCGCGCGGCGTCACCATCGCCTAATAGGAGCGCATCATGACGATGCAGTACGACGTTAAATCGTCACATTTAAACGCGTCTGGTTCGGTTTTTGCCCAACCTACGCGTGTCAAGGGGTTTTCCATCTGCGCCACTGCCAGCACTGCTGGCACGTTGCAGTTAAAAGATGGCGGCTCCAGTGGCACGGTTTTGTTGGAAGTGGACATCCCATCCAACACCAACCCAAACTCGTTTTACACCTTGATTCCGGGCGAAGGCATAAAGTTCAACACGAACGTGTACGCCACATTGACCGGGATTTCCTCCATCACGGTGTACTATGGCTAAGACAATTGCCACCCAAGAAAAACATTGCACAAATTGCGGTGTTACAAAGGCTTTGTCCGCGTTTTACACAACTGGCAAAAAAGTTGACGGAACTCCTAAATACAACTCTTGGTGTGTAAAGTGCATTGCAGTAAAACAGGCTTCTTACCATAAACGCACTTGGGGGGAAGAAAAACTCAAGTACACGGCTTTTAAACGCACAAAATCTGTTCGTTCGTATTTGCAGTATCTTAGATCAAAAGCAGTCCAGCGCAAAAAAGGCAATGAAGTGGTTTCTTTGGATGCGCTTGAGTTGCTTTGGGAAACTCAAGGTGGAAAATGCGCTTTGACTGGCTGGCCCATGACGATGGAGTTGGCCAATGGGGTTGTGCCAACAAATTGCAGTTTGGACCGGATTGATTCTTCTGTAGGATATGTTGTTGGGAATGTTCAATTGGTTTGTCGTGCCGCGAACGTTGCAAAGCACGATTTGCCACAGGCAGAGTTTTTAAAACTTTGTCGAGCTATTTTGGAGACGAGCAATGGCTAGGACACCAGCGTGGCAAAGGAAAGAGGGAAAATCAGAGAAGGGCGGCTTGAACGCCAAGGGCCGAGCCTCCTACAACGCAGCAAACCCGGGCAAACCGGGCCTGAAACGGCCCCAACCCGAGGGCGGCTCACGCCGCGACTCTTTTTGTGCCCGCATGAAGGGTATGAAAGCCAAGCTGACGTCTGCCAAGACGGCCAACGATCCGGACAGCCGGATCAACAAGTCCCTGCGGGCTTGGAATTGTGCTGATGGTGGGTATGTAAAGTCGGCTGATGGGTGCGCTGTCAAGGGCAAGACCAAAGGTCGGATGGTGTGACATGCCCAGCACCAGCAAAAAGCAACACAATTTCATGGCGGCGGTGGCGCATAGCCCAGCGTTCGCCAAGAAAGCAGGAGTCCCACAAAGCGTGGGCAAAGAATTTGTCAACGCGGACAAAGGCCGCAAATTTTCACAAGGAGGCCAAACCATGGCTAAGAAAGAAAACGCGATCACCAAAGAAAAAATGGGTACTGTCCGCACTGCGGCTCCCAGCCGTGACGGCATCGTGTCCAAGGGTAAAACCAAGGGCAAACAGATCAAGATGGGCGCGGCCAAGCCTTTGGGCATGAAAAAAGGCGGCAAGTGCTGATTTAAGGAGGCCGTCATGCCAAAAGGAATGCCCAAACGCGCAGATGAAATGCAATCCCTCGAAGGGGGGCTTGGGGGGAGTGGCGGAGGCGGTCGTAGTTCTGCAAGCCGCATGGTTGAAAATGCCGCCGGACCGGGCTTATTGGTTGGCGCTGGAGCCGCTGGTTATGCCGACTACAAAGACTCAAAAGCGCGACAGCAAGAGAAAAAAGAGGCCGCTGACGAACTGAAGCGTGAAACCCGTGGCATGAAAAAAGGCGGCAAGGTTTCTTCCGCCTCCAAACGTGCTGATGGTATTGCCCAAAAAGGTAAAACTCGTGGCACCATCGTGATGTGCGGTGGTGGCTACATGAAAGGCAAAAAATGAGAGCCTCCCGTGGGATGGGGGCCATCATGCCCAGCAAAATGCCGGGCGGGGTCAAAAAAGCCCGCCGGGATGACACCGACTTCACTGAATACGCCGCTGGCGGAAAGGTAGGCTTGTATGCCAATATCAATGCAAAGCGCAAAAGAATCGCTCAAGGCTCTGGCGAACGCATGCGTAAGCCGGGTGCAAAAGGCGCTCCAACAGCTCAAGCTTTTGTTGAGTCAGCAAAAACCGCCCGGAGGAAATAATGGCTGAGCAATGGATACAGAAAGCGATCAAAAAACCTGGTGCGTTAAGGTCAGCACTTGGCGCGAAGCCCGGGAAACCGATCCCCGCGAAAAAGCTTGCCGCAGCCGCCAAGGCCCCCGGAAAAATGGGCCAACGTGCTCGGCTTGCGCAGACCCTCAAGGGCTTGAAAAAGAAGTAAGACATGGCAACTACCTCCGGCGCATCAGGCTTCAATCTGGACCTCACGGAAATCGTTGAGGAAGCGTACGAGCGTGTCGGCTCGGAGATGCGCACGGGCTATGATCTGAAGACGGCTCGCCGGTCTATGAACTTGATGTTCGCCGACTGGGCCAACCGTGGCGTCAACATGTGGACGTTCGATCAGGGCACCATCAACCTGATCCAAGGGCTCAACACTTACCCGTTGCCAAACGACACCGTTGATTTGCTCGACCACGTCATCCGCACCAATCCCAACCAGCAGTCCACGCAGGCGGACCTGACCATCACGCGTATCAGTATTTCTACGTACGCCACGATCCCCAACAAGCTCAATCAAGCCAGACCTATTCAGGTTTGGGTGCAACGTTTGGATGGCCAGATTTCGCCCACGGGGTTCACGTATCAAAGTTCTGACACCGGTGCACAGACTGTGACTTTATCCAGTACTGTGGGGCTGCCCACCACTGGGTATTTGAACATCGGTGCCGAAACAATTTTTTACAATTGGATCAATGACTCCACTACGTTGGGCGGCGTGTTTCGCGCTCAAAACGGCACGACGCAAGTGTCTGCGCCGGTGGGCACCGCCGTATATCTAAACAACATGCCGCGCATCACGGTCTGGCCCACCCCCAACATCGGTACTACGGGTAATCCCTACTATCAGTTTGTTTACTGGCGCATGCGTCGAGTTGACGATGCTGGTGGCGGTACCAACGTCATGGACGTGCCTTTCCGATTCATCCCCTGCATGGTGGCGGGTCTGGCCTACTACATGAGTCTCAAGGTACCCAACGCGCTTGAGCGATTGCCCATCCTCAAACAACAGTACGACGAGGCGTGGACGGCCGCTGCCGATGAAGACCAAGAGAAAGCGGCTGTGCGCTTTGTGCCGCGTCGTCAATACATTGCCGGGGGCTTCTGATGCCCAATCGGTTTGCATCAGGCAAGTATTCGATCGCGCAGTGCGATCGGTGCAATTTTCGCTTCAAGCTCAAAGAGCTAAAGACCGAAGTCATCAAGACCAAGAACTACAAAATTCTGGTCTGCCCGACCTGTTGGGACCCCGATCATCCGCAGTTGCAACTGGGCATGTACCCGGTTGACGACCCTCAAGGTGTGCGCAATCCGCGTCCTGACATCACCTATTTGCTGGGCGGCACCAACGGTCTTCAGATCACCAACACGTCAGGGACTGGGCCTGATGCGGTGGGTACAGCTACCGGCGGTAGCCGCATCTTTCAATGGGGCTGGGCCCCTGTGGGGGGTTCTAGTTTTTTCGATGCCGCACTCACCCCAAACAACTTGGTGATTTCGGTAAATTTGGGCACAATTACGGTAGCAACGACATAAGGAGTCGATCATGGCCAAGAAAGAGATGCACTCTGAAAAGGGTGAGATGAAAGCAGACATCGCGCAAGACAAGAAGATGATCAAAAAAGCCATCGGCATGCACGACAAACAGATGCACGGCGGCAAAAAGACCAAACTTGTTGGGTTGCGTGCTGGCGGCAAAACCAACGCAGACATGTTGAAGATGGGACGCAATCTGGCCAAGATTGCCAACCAGCGTTCCACTGGTCGTGGAGGCTGATCATGGCTACCACCAAATATAAACAACCGCAAAAAGTTGCCAACGTTGAAGTGGGCGGGCCTTCCAATACGGAAGAGCTCAAGCGCACGGAACTGTCTGTGGCCAACAATCGCAGCGGTAACTACAAACCGACCAAAACCAGCGGCATCAAGATTCGTGGCACAGGTGCTGCGACTAAAGGTGTGATGGCGCGAGGACCGATGGCATGACCTACGCCGAGTTGATTGCCGCTATTCAGTCGTACACGGAAAACCAATTTCCGGATACCTATCTTGCTGATGGGACTGCTGTGACGTCCACGTCTCAGTTGAACACTTTCATCAAGCAGGCTGAACAGCGCATCTACAACTCGGTGCAGTTCCCATCGCTTCGCAAGAACGTGACGGGTAACCTTTCGGTGGGCAACAAGTACCTGTCTGCACCCGATGATTTTTTGTCTGTGTACTCTGTGGCAGTGATTGATTACGACGGTAACTACGAGTACTTGTTGAACAAAGATGTGAACTTCATCCGTCAGGCGTACCCCAACCCCACCGATCAAGCCATCCCAAAATACTACGCGTTGTTTGGCCCAACCCTCACTGGGGGCACCATCACCAACGAGCTGTCATTCATTGTTGGGCCGACACCCGACCGCAATTACGGCGTTGAGTTGCATTACTACTATTACCCACAATCGATTGTGACAGCTGGCACTTCGTGGCTTGGCGACAACTTTGATTCTGTGTTGCTCTATGGCTCACTGGTTGAGGCGTACACCTTCATGAAAGGTGAGCAAGACATGGTTCAGTTGTACAACGGCAAGTACATGGAAGCGCTTGGTTTGGCCAAACGTTTGGGCGACGGTCTGGAGCGCAGCGATGCGTACAGATCAGGTCAATACCGTGCGGCGCCCTTGCCGCAGAATAACGGGGTGGCCTGATGGCTTTGACAGGCAACTACTCCTGCAACAGCTTGCGCTCTGGTCTGGCCGACGGCACGATCAATTTCAGCACGGGCACGTTCAAGCTGGCGCTGTACAACAACACCGCCACGCTCAACGC